AGAATTTTCAAACGGATATGCTGCGCCAAGACCCAAAGCAAGAAGAGAAGGAATTGAGTTCAATCCAGATCTATCCATCTTGAAAGCGTGTAAGGAAATTATTGACTTCATCAATCCTAAATGGTGGATAATAGAAAACGTAGCAGGTGCAAGCAAAGATTTCACTAAAGAGCTGGGTATGCCTCCGCGTCAAATAATTGGGCCAATGTTGCTTTGGGGATATTTTCCATATTTACCAATCACCCACGCAAGAATGGGTGAAAATGGAAAGACCCAGGTTTGGAACGTTGGCGACCCGTTGAGAGCAAATAAGCGAGCGATAATTCCGATCGAAGTATCTCAAGCGTTGCATGATGTTTGTTTTACTCAAACACTTTTGGAGGACTTTTGATGCCTCGAAATAATCTTCATTCGTTTACGCTTTGGCCTAAGTCAAGTGAGATTGTTAGAAAGATAAAACGCGGTAGAAAGTCCCAATTTGTTTCAAAGGCCATAATTTGGTATGATACGCCGGCTGGGGAGCAAGCACGAAATCATCAAAACCTGATAGACCGTTTTCGTAATGCACAATATACAATTCATGAATTAATGACTGAAATTGAAATTTTAGATACTAAAGTTTATGAGTTGAAAAAAACTCAATCCTTTATATCTAAAATGCGCAATAAATGGTCAAAATGACCTGTTTACCCCCCATTCGAGGGGTCAAATTAATTCTTTCTTTCCTAACAATATTGCCAAACCAATTCGTACGGGTAATGGCGTTGCTAATTTGGCGGTTGGTGGAGCCGCTCCGGCAGCGACTTCAGCGAGCACTGTCAATTCTTTCCATGCGTCTTCTGCTTCTTCTAGTGTTTTAATCCCGCCTAATTCTATATTTTCTCTAAGTTCATTTGGAATAATATCAAGAAAACCGCTTGCTTCAAGAACGATAAATATCGCAGTTAACGCGCTGACATCAGACACTAACGCCACTAACGGAGTTAACACACGATTAGCGGTGTAAGCGGTGACAGCGGTGTCAAGCAATTCTCTATCTGCTCGACCTAAGACAATTTCATGCCGAATTATATTGTCAGGCTTAGGCTTAGGCATCAGGCATCACCGGCCAATTATCAGCAGCGTCATTGGCGTCTTCGTAATCTTGAGGTAAATCTCGAAGTGCTTGGCGGTAATCTTTCCAAGCCTGACTCATTGTTCGATCTTTGACGGCTAGCCAATCGCTATTCTTTAATTCAAAATTTCGAGTTTTTCTTATTTGTTCCCAGTCTACGTCAAGTTCAGTTTGAGTTATTTTATCCCCATCATGCAAATTTACGCTTCTGATTATCATTTATGCCACCCTCATCGCTGATACAATTTGTTGACTGTCGGCTCCGCTTGGGTTTGAAGAAGATAAATCAATAAATCCTCCACTATATCCCTCTGCGTAATATAGCCCTAATTCGTTGTAATATTGAAGACTACTACCAAAACCCGTTATTCCATACATACCGCGTCCTTCGGTGTCGTTTTCTCTGCGTAGTACAGGAGTGACAGCACCTTGAAAGGCAATCCAATAATATCCTTGATCGAACGCTTGGTTAATCGTAAATTCTTCAGCAGAAGTTCCACCCGTCGTATAAGTTCCCGCTTCAAATTTTAGAGTTGAAGGTAGACCGTTTGAACCCATGTTATACACACCCACTCGAACGCTGCCGACTGCACCGCCTGAAAAAGGAAAAACTGCTAACCTGTCTAGGGTCACATCTTTGTTAATGTACATCAAATACAAGTAAATTTTATCCGCGTCGTAAGTTGTTATTGATGTATTTCCCCAAATCATAGGTGCGGGTTGGTAATAGTACCCGGTTTTGTATCCAATTTCAGGGGCGCCTCCACCCCCGGCAGTTGTTAACCCCGTCCATTCACCAGCTACCGCCAACCTTGCTAGGTTAACCAAGACTATTCTACGCAATTCATCCTCTGCTCCCTGCTCAGCATAGATGGTTTGCGCCACTTTTTGAAAATCTGCAAAAGTTAGATTTTCCAGATCTGTAGTTTTCAACAGTTTGTATATACGTTGATCGGGTGTTGCGTCAGGTAAAGGAGTCATGTTAACAACCCCGTCCAATCTGCTCGAACACTTTCGACCGCTAATTTAACCAAAACCAACCTTCTAAGTTCATCTTCATTTAGAGATTCAACACTAATCGGGTTGCCTACTTCCGGCAAAAACTCACCAACTGCTAATTGTCCGGTCAATGCCTCTAGGGTTTGACCCTTCAACAACGCATAGACGCGGGCTTCTCTTGATTCAGCAGCTGGTAAAGGCATATCATAACCCCAATAATAACATGAAATAACCCACTATGTTATCCGGTAATTGCGCCATTTTTGGCGGTGTTTGAACAGGTGCAACACTAGGTGGCCTAACTTGTATCGGCGGCGGTGTATAGCCGGGTGGAAGTGGGTATTGAGGTGGTTTTGAACCAATTGGCCGATTACCCGGCCGGTCTTCAAATCCCATGTAATCACTTCAATTGTTTTTCTCGCATTTTGCAAATTCGCTCAATAGTATCCAAATCTTTAGTTGAGATATAATCAACTAAAAACAACCGTTGCGCTTTGCGGTGAATTTCTTTGAGTCTTCTGCGCCCTGCGGCCTTAGTCATCTTCGGCATTTTTTCACCTTCATGCGTTAGTTAGGAACTGTGCCTTGAAATTTAGGTTTACAGGAATTCGGTATGAATTGAACAATGGTTGCATTGGGCCGGGGCTAACCATTGGAACCGCACCGACTACGTTCCCTAGTGCATCGACAACAACCGCGCCTGGGGTTTCGATTTTTGAACCATCAACGCTACTGCAGAATGCTTTCACAATTGTTTGACCTTGAAGAGTGTCACCAATTGAGTTTGAAGTCTGCAAATCTACAAGTTCGTTAGTTGCACCGCCTGTTGGCGTGACAACAAAGATTCGAGATACACCCGATGCAGTGTAAACGCATAATGCGGCTTCTCTGTCTGCTGCGGTGTTGTTCATTACTCGGAGTTTGTCTCCAGCTTGCAGGGTGAAAGGAGCGCAAAGTTTGGAGGCCTCGAATGCGCTTCCCTTCAGTCCGACAGGAATAATTGCAGCCACTAATCCCTGACGCAATAGATATGCGTACGACACACCATTGTCACATGTGACAAGTCCTGATGTGACAGTTTTCCCCTGCGCGTAGTCTCCTACGTTTTGTGCGGATACTGTGTAAGTTGTATCTGTTGTAAGATCCGACTCGGTACCTTCGGCTAATTCTGCTTTGAGTGGGATATTTGTCCCATCTGAGCAAGTTAGGACTCCACAAACGGTGTTAGTTGCCATCTAAAGTTTCACCCCTATTCCGAGTGGCTTGAAGATGTTGCGATTTACGTTCGAGATAGGTCGGCGAAGTAGTTTCTTAGCCATTTTGAACCCAATACCAATACCAATTGCTTGAACGGCCATTGATTGATAGTTGTTCATAAAGTTAGATTGCATCCCAGCGAATGCAATTCCTGGGTTTGTGACTAATTCAGTTAGAGACAGTTGCTCTGCGCCTGTGATGGTCATTGCAGTTGACCCACCATAGGTCATTGCACCGACGGAAATATCTGAACCGCCAGTAATGAATCCAACCGGTGAGTTACCAGCTAGACCTTCAGTCAATAGATTTGCATATGCATAGGATTCTATCGCGTTTATCACGCTAAATTGACGTGGACCACGTCGGCTTCTCTTCTTTCTTCGTCTTGCCATGCCTCACTCGGGGTCTTTGGCGGTAAATAACCCTTTATCGTCTCGATCAACTAACTTTGCCGGATTCTTAGCAATATTGTCTTGAATTATTTGCATTAACATCATTTGCATAGGATTTACTGGCTCAATGTCGCCAATTGGCAAGTTTTCAAGGGTATTTTTCAACGCTTCAGCAATTTTTGCGTCTAGGATCTGGAATTGTTCGGCAATAAACCGAATAGACCACCTCAAATGGAACCAAAACCCCACAAAAACGGTCAATACACACGCAGACGCTATTAGAAGGCTCTCCATCATGCCCCCATCGTGCCGGCATCGGTTCTTAATCGTCGTCCTCCCAACCTTCCACCGCATAATCTTCTTATGCTTCTAGGTTGTCGGGAGTACAACCAGTGGACACTCTATTGCGAGAGTGAACGCAAATCAAAGATTTGCTCGCGGCGGTCGCGCCGTTCAGCGCAACTGTAATATATACCGATTCAATCCCAAAAACGGGGATGTATTACAGATGGGATTAATGGAAAGAGGAAAAGCGGGCGACGATTGGCCTACTGATGAATGGATTATGGGAATTTTTGATGACTGGTTTGACCCTTGCCCTTTAGGCGCGGTTGAAGAATACGACGGGTTGGCCATTGAATGGCCTCACAAGACCTTTGTCAATCCACCATATAGCAACGTCACTCCTTGGATTAAAAAAGGAATAAATGAAGCCCGATTTGGAAAAACGATTGCGTTTTTGTTAAAGCACGATAGTTCAACTCAGTGGTATCGTTTGCTTCACGAAACCGGGGCTAAATTTTTGATGGTTCAAGGTAGACTTAAACACGGAGGAACAAGACACGCGGCGTTTCCGTCTATTGTCGCAATTTTACATTGGAGCAAGATCAAATGATAATTTGGGATTTGTGCAGTGGCTTAGGCGGATGGACTCAAGCATTCGATAAACACGTTTACAGATTCGATAATTCGGATTTGGTTCAAGACGTGTTTGGAACCTTTCAAGAAGATGTTCGAGAGTGGAAAAAATGGATTCACAAATACCCCGCGCCCGATGTAATAGTAGCAAGCCCGCCATGCTTAGAATTTTCAAACGGATATGCTGCGCCAAGACCCAAAGCAAGAAGAGAAGGAATTGAGTTCAATCCAGATCTATCCATCTTGAAAGCGTGTAAGGAAATTATTGACTTCATCAATCCTAAATGGTGGATAATAGAAAACGTAGCAGGTG